AGAAGAGATGAATATCAATCAGGTGTTCCTCGAATCGGAAAATAAAATAGGAGATATACTATGGCTATAACACAAGCAATCGCAAATGCTTTTAAGAAACAATTATTAGAAGGAGATCAAAACTTTTCTTCATCTAGTGGTGATGTTTTTAAATTAGCGCTTTATACTTCTTCAGCAACTCTAAACTCAGCAACTACTTCATTCACAACTACAAACGAAGTTGCGAACACAGGTACTTACGCATCAGGTGGTGATCCATTAGCAGGTCAAAATACTTCAATTGCATCAGGTGTTGCAATTGTAGACTTTGCAGATTTATCATTCACAGGTGTAACGTTGACAGCTAGAGGTGCAATGATCTACAATACATCTTCTGCAGTTACTAATGCAGCAGTTGCAATTTTAGATTTTGGAGCAGATAAAACAGCTACATCAGGAACTTTCACGATACAGTTTCCGGCATTTACTACAGCAGCAGCTATATTAAGAATATCTGGTTAAGGAGAATTAAATGGCGTTAGTCGTAAACGATAGAGTTAAAGAAACCTCTACCACTACTGGTACGGGCGTTCTTACTCTTGCAGGAGCAGTAACAGGGTTTGAAACTTTTTCTAGTGCAATTGGAAATACGAACACAACGTATTACGCAATTGTAAATACTGTTAATGCGGAATTTGAAGTTGGATTAGGAACAGTAGGAGCAGGTACTTTAACTAGGACTACTGTTATATCGTCATCAAATTCTGATAGTGCAGTAGATTTTGCAGCAGGTACAAAAAATGTATTTGTAACTTTACCTGCATCTAAGTCTGTTCTTCTTGATGCAAGTGGAAACATTGTTGCAAATAATGGAAGTAACTTAACAGATTTAAACGCAACACAACTAACTTCAGGTACAGTACCTGATGCAAGATTTCCAGCAACACTTCCAGCTTTAAATGGTTCAGCTTTAACAGCTTTAAACGCAACACAACTAACTTCAGGTACAGTACCTGACGCAAGATTCCCATCGACACTTCCAGCTGCTGATGGATCTAATTTAACAGATTTAAATGCAACTAATCTAGCTTCAGGTACAGTGCCTGATGCAAGATTTCCAGCAACTTTACCAGCACTTAACGGAAGTGCATTAACAAATTTAAATGCAACAGCATTAGCAACAGGAACTGTAGCTAACGCAAGATTAGATGCTCAACTACAAGATGTTGCAGGATTAGCAACAACCGCAGGTAAAATTATTCAAGGAGATGGATCTAATTTTGCTCTTTCAGCTTACACTTTACCTACAGCAGATGGAACAGCAGGAAAAGTTTTAACTACAAATGGCTCAGGTGCCGTTACTTTTGAAACACCAACTACTGGAGACATTACAGCAGTTACAGCAGGTGATGGTTTAACAGGTGGTGGAGCATCTGGAGATGTTACATTAAACGTTGGAGCAGGAAACTTAATTGATGTTCAAGCAGATCAAATTGATGTTGACCTTTCAGAATTAACTACATCTACATCAGATGCTGATGGAGATTTTTTTGCAGTAGTAGATGCTGCTAATGCTCAAAAGAAATTAACTAAAGGAAATATTGCTATTTCAGGTTTTAATAATGACAGTGGGTTTATTGATGGATCTGCTTTAAATGCTTCTAATTTAAGTTCGGGAACTGTGCCAGACGCAAGGTTTCCTGCTACATTACCCGCAGCTAACGGATCTGCATTAACAGCATTGAATGCAACTCAACTTACTTCAGGAACTATTCCAGACGCTAGATTTCCTGCAACACTTCCTGCAGCTAACGGATCTGCATTAACAGCATTGAATGCAACTCAACTTACTTCAGGAACTGTTCCAGACGCTAGATTTCCTGCAACACTTCCTGCAGTTAACGGATCTGCTCTAACAAACCTTAATGCATCAAACTTAGCAAGTGGAACAGTCGCTAATGCAAGACTAGATGCACAATTACAAGATGTAGCTGGTTTAGCTGTAACAAATGGAAATTTTATTGTTGGCGATGGTTCAAATTTTGTAGCTGAATCTGGATCAACTGCAAGAGATTCTTTATCCTTAGGTACAAGTAATGATGTTCAATTTGATTCTTTTGGTGTAGGCACAGCTGCTTCTGGAACTACTGGAGAGATTAGAGCAACTAATGATGTTACTGCATTTTATTCTTCTGATAAATCTTTAAAAGAAAATATTAAAAATATTGAAGATCCTTTAGAAAAAGTCAGCCAAATTAACGGTGTAACTTTTGATTGGACAGAGGACTATATTAAACAACACGGTGGTGAAGACAAATATTTTGTTAGAAAAAATGACGTAGGTGTTATTGCACAAGAAATAGAAAAAGTTTTACCTCAAGTGGTTGCAACAAGAGAAGATGGTATAAAGGCCGTTAAGTATGATAGAATTGTTGCTTTATTAATTGAATCTGTCAAAGAACTTAAAAAAGAAATAGAAGAACTAAAATCAGGAGCCTAATTCATGGCCCTAGGAGTCACAGCATATTCAGAGACACCTTTCGGTGCAGAGGCTTCAGATGTAATTGTATATCCATTAGGTATTCAGTTAACAGCTCAAGAAAACTCAGGTATCATTAATATAGATGTAGATGTTTCTGTAACAGGTCAAACTTTAACTACAACAACAGGAAATGCAAATGCTTTTTCATTGGTAATTGCAGAACCAACTGGTCAAGCTTTAACTGCAGCAGAGGGGACACTTGATCAATCTTCAAACCAAGAAATTGATGTAACAGGTTTTGATTTAAATTTTAACCTAGCTAGTTCTACACATGATACTTTAACTGCTTTTGGCGAAGCACCTTTTGCAACATTAAGTCCAGCTACATTCCTTGTTAATGTTGAAGTAGAGGCTACAACGGGTGGTATTGTTGGAACATTCCCTCTACCTATGTCGTTAGGTAATGTTACGGAAATTACAGCAGATGCTCTTGTTAATTTAACAGGTTTCCCATTAACAATGCAGGAAAATACTCCAGGAGTTGTTGGAGATGCAAATGTTTCAATTACAGGATTTTCAACACCATTAGTTTTAGGAACTGCTCAAGGTTTTACTGATGTTACAACAGAAGATGTAACCGGTATAGGACTTAACATAAACTTAGGAAGTGTTATTGCTTTCGCTGATGTAGATGTTTCAGTTACTGGTCAAGCAATGACTATGCAAGAAAATGCTCCAACAGTTACTGGAGATGCGAATGTTACTGCAACAGCTTTACCTATGACAGCAGCTCTTGGTACAGCTGTATTAGATGCTAACACTTTAATAGATTTAACTGGTTTTGGTTTAACTATGCAGGAAGGAACTGCAACAGCACCAGATTCATTAGCTATATTAACAGGAATTGAAATGACAATGGCTGAAGGAAGTGTTGTAGGACCCGTTATATGGAACCCTGTACCTACAGGTAATGCACCCATAGATCCTCCAGGTTGGAAAGAAGTGGCTTGATTTAGATAATAATGTAATTATAATGAAAATATTAAGGAATTAAAATATGGCAAACTCAACTTCAGCTAGTTTAAAATTAACCGTTCAAACAACCGGAGAAAACTCAGGTACTTGGGGACAATTTACAAATACCAATTTACTTATTTTAGAACAAGCAATTGGTGGATATGCAGGTGTTGGATTAAATGCAACAACAGGGGCAACTTTAACGTTTTCTAATGGTGTTTTATCTAATGGTAAAAATCAAGTTTTAAAATTAACAGGAACTATAACTACAAGCGTCAATGTAATAATTCCTGACTCTATTGAAAAAACTTATATTGTAGAAAATGCTACAAGTGGTGCTTTTACGGTAACTGTTAAAACTACTTCTGGTACAGGTTTTACTTTTGGTGCAACTGAAAAAACTCGTGTAATACTTTATTCTGATGGAACTAATATTGTTGAAGTAATAAATAATACGCAAAATTTACAAGATATAGCAGATGTGGCTAACACAAACGGAAACATTATTGTAGGAGATGGTACTAATTTTGTTGCTGAGTCTGGAGATACCGCAAGGGTTTCACTAGGTGTAGGAACAACAGACGATGTTCAATTTGATTCTTTTGGAGTAGGAACTGCAGCCTCAGGAACTACAGGTGAGATAAGAGCAACTAATGATGTAACTGCTTTTTATTCTTCAGACGTTGCCCTTAAAGAAAATATTACAAATATACCAGATTCATTAGAAGCTTTAAAAAAATTAAATGGAGTTTTATTTGATTGGAAAAAAGAATATATTGATCAAAGAGGTGGTGAAGATGGCTATTTTGTTAGAAAAAAAGATGTTGGAGTAATAGCACAAGAGGTAGAAAAAGTTTTACCTGAAGCAGTTGCACAAAGACCAGACGGTATTAAAGCTGTTAAATATGATAGACTTACATGTTTACTAATTGAAGCAGTTAAAGTATTATCTGATAAAGTAGAAAAATTAACTAAGGAAAATAAGTAATGGCAGTACCATCAGGACCAACTATTAATTTTACAGACATTGTAAATGAATTTGGAGGAAGTGCTCCTCATGCTATATCTGAATATTACAGAGGAGGAGGACTAGTACCTGATGTACCATCTAATTCATCTGTCCCTACTTCTGGACAAATATCTCTTACTAATTTTTATGGAGCAGAAAATGCTGTTTTTGTTGCTGCTACTGGAGGAACTATTTCAACAAGTGGAGATGATAAAATTCATGTCTTTACAGGATCGGGTACTTTTACTGTTACACAAGCAGGAAATGCTGCTGGGTCTAATACTGTAAGTTATTTAATTTTAGCCGGTGGTGGCGGAGGAGGAGGAGACCGTGCTGGCGGCGGAGGTGCCGGAGGTCAAAGAAATGATTTTCCTAACACACCTACAGGAGGGCGATCTGTTTCAGCACAAGCTTACCCCGTTTCTATTGGTGGTGGCGGTGGTGGCTCAGGAATGGAAAGTAGAGGATCTGATGGAGGCACTAGTTCAGCTCTAGGTTTATCTTCCACTGGCGGAGGCGGTGGTGGATCACTTAATGGAAGCTCAGGAGAAACTGGTCGAAGCGGAGGTTCCGGCGGCGGTGGTGGAGGTAGTGCTTTTTTTGGTTCCGGTCCTGGAGGATCTGGTGGCGGCGCTACACCTGGTCAAGGAAATTCAGGTGGTACAGGTTTTTGTCAAAACACAACAGGAGCAGGTGGCGGCGGTGGTGGTTCTGGAGCTGCAGGTCAAAGTGCATTTCCATCTTCTCCAAGATCACGAGCTGGAAACGGTGGTAGTGGTTCACAAACAAGTATTCAAGGTTCTAACGTCACTAGAGGTGGTGGAGGAGGGGGTGGAGTTGACCCAAGAAGCAACTCATCTAATAACTACGGTAGAGGTGGATCTGGTGGAGGCGGAAACGGTTCTGCTGCACCAATCGGTAGTGGAACAAATGCTCAAAACGGTTCAGGAAATCAAGGTGGCGGTGGCGGTGGCGCGCACGTTGATTCGAACGGTAGAGGCGGAAACGGAGGGTCTGGTGTTGTAATTATCAGATATCAATATCAATAATGGCACATTTTGCAAAATTAGATACGGACAATATAGTCCTTCAGGTACAAAGAGTTAATGATAAAGATTGTTTAGAAAATAATGTTTTTTCTGAAGAAAAAGGAAGAGCATTTTTAGAATCTATACATGGACATGCTAATTGGAAACAAACTTCTTATAACACTTTTCATAATAAACATTTCAATCCAGGTACTTCTGATTTATCAGATGATCAAACAAAAGCTCTAAGAGGAAATTATGCAGCCGCAGGATTTAGTTATGATTCAAACAAAGATAAATTTATCCCTCCTAAACCATTTAATTCATGGCTATATTCAGAAACATTATCTGATTGGGAAGCTCCAGTTTCAAAACCTGGTTATTCAACCTTGACTAATTCTAATTATTCGATAAGATGGGATGAAGATAATTTAAGATGGTTAGCAGTCTCCAATGTTGAAGCAGATACAACTTTATTATGGCAATCTGAAACTTCGAGTTGGGTAGAAAGTAATTGATAAATATATATGAATATACAAAATCTTACCTCCTCCAATGTTTGGTGGGATCACATACCTAATTTAGATAATTTAAATTTTAAAGAAATAATAGAACAATTTTTAGAAGACGAAAAAAAACAAATAAAATTTAATCTTTATAAAGATATTACCTTATCCTATAATAGAACACATGTTTGGTGCAATGATTTTATAGTAGATAAATTTTTAAAATTAGATGGTAAAAGACAAATAGCTCCCATTTATAATTTTGGCACACATTTAAAAAAAGATGAATTTACTAAATTAAGATCACATTTAAATAGTTTTAATTTACTAAATTCTCCAGATTATCAATGCGCAATTGTTTTAAAAGGAAAAGGATCTGTAGTATTTGAATTCGAAAACCATAGAGAAAAAGAATCTTTTTGGTCAGTTCCATTTGAAGAAAGGAAAGTAATTTTATGGGATTGTGATACTAAATATTATATTGAAGCAGATGATGAAACATTAATTTTAAATGTAGGTTTCAATTATAAAAGATAGACTTTAAATTGTTTTATGGATCTAAAATATTACTGGTGGAGTTTTCCTAAAGCACTTAATGATAACTTATGTGATTCTATTATTGAACATTCTCTCAACCAAAAAATAGAACAAGGAAAAACAGGACAAAATTTTAAAAAAAATAATTTTAAAACAAGAGATTCTAATATTGTTTGGTTGAAAGACGAATGGATATATAAAGAAATATTTCCTTATATTAATGCAGCAAATAAAAATGCTGAATGGAATTTTCATTGGAGTACAAGTGAGTCTATGCAGTTTACCATTTATAATAAAGAACAGCATTATGACTGGCACCAAGATGCATTTCCTACTTACAAAAATCCATCTATATTAGATTGTTATGGTTTAACAAGAAAATTATCTGTAGTGTGTCAATTGACAGATCAAAAAAAATATACTGGGGGTGAATTAGTTTTTGATACAAGAGATTATTCACCTGAAGAAAGAGATAAGAAAAAACATGAACAAATTTGTTCCGAATTAAAACAAAGAGGAACTATTGTAGTTTTTCCTTCTTTTGTATGGCATAAAGTAACGCCTGTAAAAAAGGGTACTAGATACTCTTTAGTTTCTTGGCATTTAGGACATCCTTTTACGTAATGAAAAATATTATTACAGATAATGATTTTTTATCAGAAGAAGATAAAGAAAATATTGAAACTCATATTTTAAATAATGGTAACTTTTCATGGTATTTAAATAATAATTGTGTTGAAGGAGATGGTGTAAAATTTTTATACCATGTTGCAATAAAAAGACCTGAAGATAGAGGAGATGAAATTGTTTATAATTCTGTTTTTACAGAAATGTTTTTAAGTTTTTTACACAAATTTTGTAAAAAACATTCAATAAAATATAATCAAATTATGAGGTGTTGTGTAAACTTAACTTTTTTTGATAAAATAAGAAAAGGTGTTATACATAAAGATCATACTAAAAAACATAAAGTATTAATAATATATTTAGATGATAATAAAGATTGCCCTACAGATATTTTTGATAATAAAAAAAAATTAATAGCTTCAATACCAGCTATTAAATTTACTGCAGTTTACTTTGAAAATTTGTACCACAGAGTTACTTATCCTAAAAAAGGAATTAGGAGAATTTTAATATTTACTTTTAAATAAAAAATGATAATATTTTTTTAAAGGTATGAATTTTAAAAAATACAAATATATTGAAAACGCTTTTCCTAAAGAAATAAGTTTATTCTTATATAATTATCTTATTATAAAAAAACTTGGATTTGAAACAATGACTTCCTCTGGATATGTAAACAAAGATCACGTGTCTCTGTTAGGTGTAGAAAATGATGAACAATGTCCAAATGCTTATAGTATTTATGGAGATACTGCAATGGAAACTCTTTTAATAATGGTGCAACAGAAAATAGAAGAGCATACTGGTTTAAGATTAGTTCCTAATTATAGTTACGCTAGATTATACAGAAAAGGATCTTATCTTAAAAAACACAAAGATAGAAATGCGTGTCAAATATCAGCAACTATAAATTTAGGGGGAGATGAATGGCCTATTTATCTTAAAGACAAAAAGAAAATTAAAATTATAACAAAGCCAGGTGATATATTGGTGTATGAGGGAGAAAAAATAGAACATTGGAGAGATGAATTTAAAGGTGAAAAATGTGGTCAAGTTTTTTTACATTACAAAGATGTGAATACAAAAAATGCAATAGACACTATTTATGATACGAGACCTCATATAGGTTTACCTTCGGAGTTTAAAAGAAAAAGTAAATGAAAATTGATTTATTTAGTATACCTGTTTTTATAGGTAATATAGATGTTAATAAAATAAAATTTAAAACAGACTATAAATTACAAAAAACTTGGTTATCTAAAACTGATTCAAATTTTCATGATAAAAACATGCTTACTGATGAATCTTTACGGTATTTATTAGATACTATAGTTTCTATTTTAAATGAAGAAATTAGATCAGAATATAATATCTCTTTAATAGAGATATGGAAAAATGTTTATAAACATAAAGATTACCAAGAAGAACACCTACATCCTGGAGCTCAATTTTCTTTCGTAATTTATAAAAAAGTAAATTCTAGTAACACAGTTTTTTTAGCTTCACATTATTTTATATCTCAATATAGCTGGAAAGATGAATTTATTTACAAAACTAAATTTGAACCACAACTTAAAAATAATCAAATAATTATTTTTCCTAGTTTTTTAACTCACCATGTTAAACCTTTATCTAATAGTGAAACTATTGCAGGTAATTTAAAGTTTGAATATAAATGTTAATACCAACTTTAGTATTTGATGATTTTTTTAAAAATCCTTATGCTGTGAAAAAATATGCTAGTTCTTTAAAATATACTCCAAGCACTACTGGAAGATGGCCCGGTGAAAGATCAGACCCAATACATGAATTTGATCATAATCTTTTTGAAAGAACTGGAGAAAAAATTTTAAGTCTTATGTTTCCTAATAATTGGGATACTATGAAATTTTCAGCAGAGGGATATTTTCAAAAAATATCCAGTAATTATAAAAATAAAGGTTGGATACATAGAGATATACCTTTTTCTTTCACCGCTATAATATACTTATCTCACCATGAATTTTGTGGAACATCAATATTTAAACCAAAAACAATATTTCCAGAAACAAAAAATTTAGATGAAAAGGTAAAGGCTTATTCTTTAGGAAAAACCAAAAGCGAAAATAAATTTTTAAAAGAAAATAATGATGCATATATTGAAACGATACATATTAAATCCATGTTTAACAGGATAATAATTTTTGATTCTTATTCTTCACATGCTGCTCAAAAATTTGTAGAAGAAAACACTGATGAAGATAGATTAACTTTAATATATTTTTTTGCGGATATTTTAGGTCAAAATAAAGAAATAAAATACCACGGATCAGAATGTAAAAGACTCTAAATATACTAAATTAAAGACTTTTATCTTGATTTAAAAGGTAGTATATTATGGTGGAGACAGTGATCCACCACATACCTTTCACTGTCTCCTCTATAATATTATGCTTGGAATTTAATACTTGATAAAGTAGAATGAAAACATGCTACAAAAACTTAATTTTAAACCCGGTTTTGACAAAATGGTTACAGAATCAGGAGCCGAAAGTCGATGGATCGATGGCGATTTTGTTAGATTTAGATACGGACTGCCTGAAAAAATAGGGGGTTGGTCACAACTTACTAATTCTAATAATACATTACCAGGTGTAGCAAGAGCGCAACATGCGTTCGCTGCTATAAATGGTGAAAAATACGTAGCAATAGGAACCTCACAAGGTTTATTTTTATATTACAGTGGAGAATTTTTTGACATTTCTCCTATAGATAATGATGTTATAACTGGAGCTACCTTTGATGCAACGTCAGGATCTGCAACAGTTACTGTTAATAAAACAGCACATGGATTATTAGCTGGAAGATACATAACATTTTCATCTGTTACCGTCCCATCAGGCTCAGGTTATGCAATAAGTGATTTTACAGGTAACACCTTTGAAGTACAATCTACAAATTTAGCAGCAAATAGTTTTGAAATTATTATGCCTTCTAATTCAGCAGGTTCAACTTCTGGAACAGGCTCTGCACAAATTGATCCATATGAAATTGTTGGTCCAACTTTTCAAACTGCAGGTTTAGGTTGGGGTACAGATACATGGAGCTCAAGCACATGGGGAACAGCAAGTGCAACTAGTGATGTAACTTTAGATCCAGGTTTATGGTCTTTAGATAATTTTGGTCAAATACTTGTTGCAACAATACATAATGGTAAAACATTTACATGGAACGCAGGAGCAGCAACTCCTAGAGCAAACAGAGCAACCGTTATGTCTGGTGCTCCTACTAAAACAAGATTAACTCAAGTATCTGATAGAGATAGACATGTATTTCATTTTGGAACGGAAACTACAATTGGAGATAATACAACACAAGATCCAATGTTTATTAGATTTAGTGACCAAGAAAATTTTAACGTATATCAACCAACAGCAACTAATACTGCAGGGACGTTTAGATTAGATAAAGGTAACGAAATTATTGGAGCTGTATCTGGTAAAGATTATACTTTGGTTTTAACAGATACATCAGCATATGTAATTCAATTTGTTGGACCACCATTTACTTTTTCAGTTAGACAAGTTGGTACTAACTGTGGATTGATTGGACAAAATGCACTTAGTTATTCTAATGGTATTGTGTTTTGGATGTCAGGGGAAGGTGGATTTTTTGCGTATGATGGTACTGTAAAATCTATTCCTTGTGAGGTTGAAGACTTTGTATTTAGCACAACAGGGGATAATTTAGGAATCAACCAAAGTTCAAATCAATTGGTTTATGCAGAGCATAATACTTTGTATAATGAAATTAATTGGTTTTATGCTGAGTTTGGATCTCAACAAATTAACAGATGTGTAGTATATAATTACGCAGAAAGGGTTTGGACTACCTCATCAT